GAAAAGGCTATACAAAGGACAAGGTAATGCGTGTATTTTTGGTTTTGCTTTTGTTGGGCGGTTGTGTTTCAGCACAAAAACCGAATCAGACGGTAATAAATTACACCGATAATAGCCAAATAATTCAGGTTGTAGGCGATAGTAATAATATGTCGGCTATATCTGATACTAAATCAGAACAAACCGCATCAGCAGACCAAAAAAACGAACAAACAACAAAGAACGGTATGTGGATTTTCTGGTTGATTGTTTTAGGTGTTGTTAGTTTAGGTTGTGTTTTCTTATATTTTTATCTCACAAAATGGAAAAAATAAACAGCGACCCAAAAGGATTCAAGTCGCTGTTAGGCACTTATGAAAAGGAGAACTCAAATCATAAGCCAGAAACAATCTGATTATAATCTTTGTTTTTATTTTAGTCAAATACCTTTTCTTTGCTGCGTAATATATTTATAAATTCTTCGGCTTCTTCTGGTGTTAAAAATGATTTTCTACGATGTTTGTGTTTGTATAAAGTCTTAAAAAGTATTCTGTTTTTTTCTTTTTCGTCTAGTTCATCCCACTCTACAACCCATTTCCCAGTATTTAATACCAAATAACCTTTGTCTGTTTCTTCATCTATCTTGAAATCAGGATGATAACAACAAAAGATTCTTGATGTGGAAAACATTTTAGCCCCCTATATTTTAGCAAGTTTGTCCAACCTGTTATACCACCCTTTGCGGAACTTTTCTTGTTCTGGGTGGCGTTTAATCAGGTCATCATAAAAAGCCCTGCGTAGAGATAAAATTTTACTTTTTACTGTCGCAGGGTTTTCTTTCTTGACGGCTGATAGGGTTTGATTCCCTATCACGCCATCTGGGGTTGCTTTAACTGCTTTCTGTAAGAATTTACTAGATTGTTTTACACCGTGATTTACAGCACCATCAAACACATAAATATCTATTCCATTGGGTAATTTATCGCATTTACACGCATCCCAGTATTGTTTTTTATATACTTCCCCAACAGAATTTATAACTTGGGTGTATTCTTTGGCTCTGCCTGCAATATATTTTGGGTGTATTCCAATCTTTTTTAAGTGGTCTATAACTTCCCACATCTCTAAATTTGGGTGGTTTTTACGGGTAATTCCAAAGCAAGTAATGCCGCCTAAATCATCAGGGTCATCAACATACCCACCTTCAAACTCCAAAATCAACGATAATGCTTTTTCATAATTCTCTTTCATCTTATTCCCCCTGTCCTTTCTAGTGATTTCTAATCAACTGTCCTGTAATATCAAGATATTTATAAGTGCATACACAACCAGTATGTTTCCAATCGTTTGGATAGTTTTTGTCGGGTGCTTTCAAGATTCTAACGATAGAACAACAAGGACATCTAAAATTTGTATTTGCTCGTTCTGATATTTTTTGTGTTATTTCCCATTGGTTTTTGATTTCTTCAATTTCATCAGGGGTATAATCATATTTTCTTGGTGTCATTTTCTTTTTCTCCTTTCTAATTTTACTTGTTTTTTGGTGTTGATATCAACCAATATCTTTTGAATCTTGTATTTAGACCATATCTATTTATACCATATTCCCAAACATCGTGAAATTTATAACCTTGGTCTTTTAGATTGCTGATAAACTTGCGTAATTCGGTTGTGCCGAATCGTTCTTGGCACTCTTTGACAGTCAAACCGTTTCTGTGCGATTGTAAATATTTAACTATGATTTGTTCCATTTGTTTTTTCTCCTTTCATTTTGGTTAGTATTTGTTTCTGTAATTCATAAAATCTGGCATCGTGCATATTATGGTTGTGTGCTTTACACCCTGTGTGCCGATTACACAAAGGCACAATATCAGTATCGCCATTTGCACGCCCGAATATGTGGTGGCAATCTAGGGTTTTTCCTGTTTCGTCAACCCTGCCACAAAGAAAACACTTATAACCCCATTGTTCAAATGTAGCCTGACGATAGTTTTTTACACGCAGACGAGTTTTTTTAGACATCTGGTGTAGTGGTTTTCTTGGTTTAGGTTTCCACGCACCAGATGCTATTTCTGCTTGTCTTTTCTTTGATATGTTATGTAAAGAACTACCGAATTGTTTTGTTCGTAGCATTGTTATTGCCTTATTCTTGGTGGTGTGGCTGGGAGAAGTAGGAAGTGAAGGATTCTTTGCCACACCATAAAAACTTATTCTGCTGTTGGGATATTTATATCGCCACTAGCAATTTGTGCAGATACTTTGTTCATATATTCTTTGACTAATTCTTTGCGTTCGTTGATTTTGTTCTGAAAAGCAATTCCACGACTGTATTTTAATACAAATACTTCCTGTGATACTTCTGGACAATACAACACAAAATAAGCCCTTGGACAATCACAGATGTTCATTGAGAATTGCATTTGTTGTTGATACTCTGTTTTGGCACAATCCATCAACTGTTTGTAGAAAGACATTGGCTCTGGACATTTAATTTCAACAATGCCGTCAATCTTGCCGTCTTTCATAATTAAACCATCTGGACTACAACCAAACATACCATCATCACTTGCAACAAAACCGCACTCTTTGATTTGTTCGCCAAGTTTCTTTTCTGCTAACTTACGAGCAACATCTTCAAAGCAAAGACCACGCTTGATATTTGCAGCATCCATATAGGGATTGCGTTGTTCTCTCCAACCTGTTCTTTCTGCCATCACTTTGTGGCACAATGTTTTACACGAATCGCCAATCGGTTCGTTTTTTACTCTTGAATCTGCTAAAAATTGGTTTGCTGTTGATGCTGTAAATTTACCTGCACGAACTTCAATCCAAGCATTATTTGTATCTATGTTGATTGAATCTATAAATGCTTGTCTATCTGTATGTGTCATATCTGCCCAATGTGGCAAGATATTGTTGATTTGTTGAACTTCGTTCTCATCGAACTGATGTTGTGGAAAGTTATAAATTTGCATTTTTAATCCTTTTGTTTGTTTCTGTATTTGTATTTTGACATATTTTCAATTAGAAGTCAAGAAAATAAATTGGCGGATTTCTGCGGTTTTTTATTTTATTTTTAATTTTTTTACGATTCGTTTTCGGCAACGGGCGCAAAATCTCTAAAATCGGTTTCTCAAATTGTAAAGATGTTTGTTTCATTAGTTGTCCTTTTATTCTGGTAATTGACTAAATATCCACGCAATCACATCGACTGTCCAGCCGTTGCCGATTGCTTTGTATCGCTGGGTGTTGCTCACACCTTCTGTCCAATTATCTGGCAAAGTTTGTAATCGTTCGCACTCAACAGGTGTCAGTTTCCGTATAATGTAATCGCCGTCTGGCAAGTCAACTTTGTATAGCCCTGTCTTTGCACCGCCACCACCGCCATTTGCATTTAGACAAACAGATTTGCCACGAACGGAATAAATACGATTGGCTTGTCCTTTACCAAGACCATCAAGTTCGCCAATGCGCACAGGTTGAAACATCATTACAGTAGAAGATTTGGTTTGACTACCACATTGTGCTGTTTGCGTAGGCGCTTTGTCAGTTATTTTCTGTTTGTTGTATGGGTTAAACATTGGTGGCACTTCACCAAACTTTTTTTCAATATCTGGTAGTTTTGATTCTACAAACGGAGTTATTTTTTCTGCCACCATAGAATCTGTTTGCACAGATGTAAGTGAATTGGCTTTACCATCGTCTTTGGTTTCAACTCGCTTGAACTTACCTAATTCATCTTCACGTGTTCGCATAGCACAGGGAACAGCAACACCTGTTTGACACTGGTTGCCAAAACCTTTATAATCTCGTGCCATAAGGGTTGAACTTTTATCTGTGGTCTTATGCCAATTCGTGCCATACTGTGAAACATCTACACCAGAACCGCTTTCTAAAATATCTTTCAGCAAGATACCCTTGTCCCGTGGCTGTTCCACGTGCCAGTTTGTCCAGTAATATCGTTTGCGTTGCTGTGCCGATACCAAAGCAGAGTTTATCATTATGCACTCGGTTTCTGGATATATCTTTCGTAATGTTTCAGTGATTGCATCTCTATCTTCGTTTCGCATACTGGCAACATTTTCTAACAAAAACCATTTTGGGCGGATAACTTCCAACGCTTCCACATATTTCCAAAACAGACCAGACCTTGCGCCACGCAGACCTTCACGATTTTGCTTTGCAATAGATAGGTCTTGGCAGGGCGAACCCCCGATAACCATATCAACGTCAAGCAATTCAAGATAGTTCAGTTTTGTGACATCGCCAACCTGTATTGTGTCTGGGTAATTTTTCTGTGCCACCTGTATTGCATACTTGTCAATCTCGCTGGCATAGTATTTTTCCACAGGTATCCCTGCTCGTTCTAATGCCAAACGACCACAAGATATTCCGTCAAATAGTGATAATATTTTCATCTTATTTTCTCCATTTGTTCTTCCAATAGTTTGGTATAATTCACTGCGGATATAAGTGTTTCGGTCGTAACTTTCTGAACATATTTTACAGGTTTGTCGTCAACATAATCCGACACGCCATAGTTTATAACCCACTCACGTTTATCAGGATTCCAAACTGGCTCTCTTATGTATAGTATTTTCATTTCCTTTCCTTTGTTTCTTCAAATTCTATTGGTTCGCCTTTGCTATCAACGAATTTTACACCCATTTTTTCCTGCATCATTTTTGCAAAAGCAAAATCAAATGATTTTAATTTTTTCTTTCCCATTTCCTTTCCTTTTGATTATCGTTTAATCCCTTTTATTTAATTTTCTTGGTTTGTATTTCAAGTATCCAAATGCTTGCGCGATTTTATTATAAATATATTCCGCAAGGTATGCACGAACTTCACTGTCGTCTGGCGAACATCCCATATCCGCACCAATCGCATACAAGATAAAATCGGCTGCGTGAATGCACTCGTGCATTGTATAACCCACAAAAAAATCATTTGGGTTTTTAATATAAATATGCACAAGTTGTTTATCTGGAAACATATCGGTGTGTCCTGCGTGCTGTTGTGGCACATCATCTGGCAATCCAACAAATACCTTTACTGCGTGCTTGTATAACGGTATTTCAAAACCGCAAATTTGTTTCATTGTTTAATCCTTTTTTTATCTTTTTTAACCCCTTGCCGTTTATGTATTCAAACCCACAATCATGAAACCAAACCAATTTTAACATCTGGTCTTTGCCGCAGGTCGGGCATACAATAGTGGCACGCCCATTATAAACAAGTGTCCCGTTGTCAATCGCTTTGTCGCAACAAGATGCCATCATTTAATCCTTTGGTTCTGGTTGTCCTGTGGCGGGATTATATGCATAGTGGCCAAACAACGTTGTACCAGGTTGTTGATATGGTGGGCGATTTATCCGCACATCACTAATCCAACTTTTTGTTGATACTTCTGTACGCAACGCAGCTAAGTCTGCTTCAAGTTTTTCAACCCGTTCTTGTAATTTCTTAAAATGCGGATTCTGCAGCATTTCTTCATATTGCTCCGCTTCTTCCCTTGTGTTAAAGCAAGTGCCGTCTGTTGTTTGGTATTGTTTTATTTCCCTTATCGTGCTCATTTTACTTCCTTTTGTTCTAGTGCTGTTAATTGTCAAAGAAGAAACATACACGATATTTTTCTGCGTTATCGTCTATCTCTTCATCATCAACCCAGTAATCCTGCACTTTAATTATATTTTTTAAGTGCGAAATAAACTCATATAACTGGTCTTTTCTTAATTCTGAACAACTTGGTGCTGCATCTAACAATTCACGTAGTGTAAAATAACTATGAGAATGTCCATCGCCCTCCCAATCATCACATAGTTTTTTGTATTCTGGTGAGCAATCTTCTGGTATTCCTTTTGGAAGAGCAATAGGGTCATCACCACGAACACCGGCCAAAGTAGCAAACAAAGTATAACTGCGTGCATAATATGATAATGGTCTAAACCCATCATACGGGTCATTTTCATAAACCATTGAATCTATCCATTGGTTTTCGCTGTTTCTTTTTTCTAAAAAAATATGTATATCACATCCCATTATTTATCCTTTTGTTCTGGTTGTTCAAATACAATGTCTTTAATACCCAAATACTTAAACGGTATATTTATTTGGTCACCATCTTGATTGTTCCAAATAGCAATAGTGCCGTTGTTGGCAATACCAATTTGAACCGCAATGTGTTCAGGTGTTTGTTTATCAAAACGAACCGTACAATAATGTTGGGTGTTGTTTATTTCTGTTAGTTTCATCACTTGTCCTTTTGTTCTTGTTCTTCAATTCGTTCAAGGCTTAATTCGCAACAACCAACAACATCAGATTCGTGTTCAAGCCCTTTTTGGAAAGTATCTATTACCCAGTTTATACATTTAGTTGCGACATCCAATGCCTTGCGTGTGCGGTCAATATATTCCCAAACATCTCTTGTTGCTATAAAGTTAAAACTTGCATCACAACCCCAAGTTCCACATTGGAATTGCCCACTTGTGCCAATCGGTTCTAGTTTTTTATTACAAAAAGGGCAAACTAATTCCTTACTCATTGTTGCCACCTTTGGTTTGCTTAATATTTACATTTACATTTGCGTTTGTTTCAATAGGTTTGGTTATACTTGCAACATTTATCCTTCGATAATCGTTTAATGTGATAAGTTTGTTGTCAATTTTCATCAAGCACCCTGTTGATATTGCGTATTTACCACCCCATATCTTGCACTCTTTTGATTCTAATAATGCCTGTATTCCGCTTATAGAGCCATATATAGTAAATATTACAAACATAACTCCAAAAACCACTATTATAAATGGCAATGCCACGTCTTCCCAAAAATCCCACATGTTATTCTCCTTTGTAAATAATATCGTCATCTGGTTTTACTGGTTCACAGGTGCTAAATGCACGACCAAGTGCTTCAAAAGGCCATTGACAAGGTTTCCTTTTTATGTTTGTCAATAACCCATAACAATACCCACCAGCACACTTAAATTTACATAATTTGCCAATCAAGTGTCTATTATTGAGATAAAGTTCATATGTGTTTGTGTTTTCTGGTCGTATTTCAGTTTCCGATTTTCCCAACCAATTAACAGCATCTACAAGTTGATTGACTGTGTATTTTAAGTCGTCAAAATCTGGATATTTTGTTGTTATTTTTTCAATCATCTTAACCTCCTATTTGTTCCCAGATATAGTAATCCTGGTATTCTGTTGTCGGCTGGCAACCAAGTAATAAACCAAGAACCAGTCCTATTAAAAACCATTTCCAATCTATTTGCATTGTTGTTCTCCCTTAAAAAGTGGTTTGTTTTGTCTATTAGCAAAATTTATAAACTGTTTTGTTATAAATCCTACTGGCACTGTTTGTCCATTTTTTTCTTTTTTTATCCAAGATTCAACGGATTTAATAATATCTGCTGGAACATTTTGTATATACACCTTAAACACATCAAACTTACTACAACTAAAATTACTGTCAATCAAAATTGAATTTGTATTCTCTTTCCCTATATTATTTATTATATTATCTAGTTTATTCTTATTTAGTTTTATCTTATCTTTGTGTGATACAGTATCGGTTATTGTATTGGTTACTGTATCGTGTAGTGTATCGGTTACAATTTCTTTTAACCCTTTGTTTTTAGTATAATTTAATTTTCTTTTAGTTCTATTTGTGTTCGCAGATTTTATATCAGCCACTACTTGTGTTTCAATGGTGTTTAACCAGTGTTTAACTAATGCTAACTGTTTGCTAGTCATATATCTTAATGCAGTTTCGTCTGTTGGTTGATATTCTAATTCTGCCCACAATAACTGATATTTAACTATCGCTATCATCTCGTTATCTGGGGTTCTGTCTATAAGCAGATTAGTGGGAATTTTTGTCCAGTTCATTTGTTCCCCCTTTGCCAGCGTGCGTATTGACGGTCTAATTCATCTATAAGGGTATCAAGTGTAGGTGTTATAAACTCTCTTTTTATACCTTGTATATCTGGGTATGCTTTTAAGATAGTTAAAAATAAACCATCGTCATCTGGGTCAACAATACGGATTAGAGTTTTTACCGTGCTTGTTATCATAGGATAAAATTCTCGTTTGCTTTCCATTTGTCTTTCCTTTCCTTAAAAAATAACCTAGAAACAGTAGCAGTGTTCCTAGGTTTATCTCGGTTTCCCGAATCTGTTTGATGCTGCTACCATCTGTTTAATGTTTGTTATTATATCATAACTGTTTTTCCTTTTCAGGTTTAATTTTCAACAGAATACTTAAAAAATATATCATCAAGTATCTTGTCTAGTTCTTTGATATACTTTGTGTCGTGCAACATAATATATCGTATTTTAGAGCAGTTTTTTAACTCCACAGGCACTTTTAATTCTTTTGCCCACTTGCACCTAGGGTGGCGACTAGAAAACTCTTTGTAGAGCAATCTATAAACATTTTGGATGTGTTCTGGGTATAACTTACCGTAGTTCCCACCCCAAATGCCCCACGCAGTAGATACAACTTTCTTTTCTATACGATACATCGCTGTATAGATGTTCCAAGTTTTACGCAAGGTTGCTGCTGGTATTTCGTTCATTAGTTCAATCCTTTCTTAAATAGTGTTTCTACTTGTTTCATTATTGAGTGTATTTCGTCTATATCTACAATACATACCCCAGTTCCGCTATTCCAATGCTTTTCTGAACCAATCATTTTAGTTGGTGCTGTTAGAATTACTCTTTGCTCGTTTATTTTTGTTATAAATGGTATCAAGACATCTAACACTTCGCACGCATTAAGCAAAGATTCTGCCGCACGAATTTCATTGTTTTTGTTCATAGGCACAACCTTTGTTTTATTATTTCGTCGCCATTTTTTTTAATAAAATTTAACACAACATCTGCATTAGGTGTTTTTATCCAACCACGCTTTGCTACAACAAACGGATAAACTGTTACAACGCTATCGTATTGTGTGTCGTTGTTGATTTTGTCCCGCCATTTTTCAGCATCTTTCTTGGTGGAAAAAACTCCAAGAACAGTATGTATTTCATCCATACAAATATATACTTTTCTCATTGTTCAGTTTCCTTTAATTTTGCTCTCATATAGCGTTTAAGTTTTGTTTCTTCGGTTTTAGATAACTCGTGAAGCGTAAATACAGAAATATATTTTTGTGTTTTTGTATTTAACGCACGATATATCCAAACTATATCGTAAGCGTGTTCGGCTATACCAACTTCCCCACCTAATCCCCAGTGTTTATCATATTCATATTTTATCATTGTTCTAACTCCTTGACTAAACTAACAATTTGACTTAAAACTATATCTGCTGTTGTTTGTGATTTTGCTGTTCTATATTGCTGGAAAAGTTCTATAAACTTTT